GTTTTCTGTTTTATAGGTATCAGTGTCTATTATAGTTTTGTTACCAGTTACTTCAAGATTTTTAGTTTTTAAAGTACCTTCAAGATAAATGTCTTTATCAACTATTAAATCTTTTGATATACGCAAATCACCTTTAACCATTTCATTTCCCAAAACATTTAGGTCTTTACTAATTACTAAGTCAGTTAAATTAGCTTGTCTATTAACTATAAGGTCATCGCTAATTTCTACGCTTTTATTTACAGTTAAACTATTATTTATCAAAACATTTTTATCTACCTTTAAGTCATTATTAATAGTTAAATTATCAATATTAGCGTCACTTAAAATGGATAAATCTTTTACATAAAGACTATTATCAATAACAATGTCCCGTTTAGCATGTAAACTTTCGGTTCTAATTTTGTTAGTTTCAATAGTATCTATATTAGCATTGCCTAAAACTAATAACTCATTAGTTTCAATTTCTTTACCAAATATTTTGCTATCGACTGTTAAGTTATTATTAATTTCAACATCTTTATTAACAGTTAAATTTTCTTTAATGTCTAAATCTTTATTTACAACCAAGTCATTATCAACAAATAAGTCTCGTGTTATAGTTTTGTTAGCAACTGTTAAATTATTATTTATTTTAACATTATTATCAACTTCAATACTATCTTCAACATTTAAATGTTTGATATCAGCAGTATTAGTTTTAATATAATCTTTAGCAAATATTTTACTAGTTTTAAAAAGATTGTTAACAGTTAAATTATTAGCAATATCAACATTTTCACTTATTTCTAAACTATTAAAATTTGCTTTATTTGCACTTAAATTATTACTAATAAAAACACTGTCTTTAATATTAAGATTATTTGTTAAAATTTCTTTACCAACACTTAATTTATCCTTAATAATCTGATTACCTTTTACATAAAGATTATTATTAATCAAAGCAGAATCTTCAACTATTAAGTTTTTATTTGTATAAATATCTTTATCTACTGTTAAATTTCCACCAATATTAAAATCATTTTCAGCAGTTATTCTATCCAGTACTTGCAAACTACCATGAATTATAGCATCGCCATTTACTTCTAATTCTGCAGTTGGTATAATGTTGATACCAACATTTCCCAAATTATCAATTATAAATGTCTTTTTATTAATACTCTCGGCTTTAAAAATATCATTAACTAAATCGTTATGATAAATCCTAATTGAAGGTCCGTCTCCCTGGTTAACAATTTCTAAATTTTCTGTTTTATAAGTTTCAGTATCTATTATAGTTTTGTTACCAGTTACTTCAAGATTTTTAGTTTTTAAAGTACCTTCAAGATAAATGTCCTTATTTACTATTAAGTCCTTATCAATACGTAAATCGCCTTTAACCAACTCATTACCTAAAACCTCTAAGTCTTTACTAACAACTAGGTCAGTTAAATTAGCCTTTCTGTTAACTATAAGGTCATTATCTATCTTAACGCTTTCGTGAACATCCAAATCTTTGGTTATTTTAATATTTTTATCAACCGTTAAGTCATTATTAATAGTTAAGTTGTCAATTGTAACATCCTTAAAACTAGCCAAATTGTTAACAGATAAATTATTATAAATTGATAAGTCTTTATTAATATTTAAATTTTCAATATTTGCATAAGTTGCATTTAAATTTTTTTCAATTAAAATTGTGTCCGAAACAATATCTGAAATAAATGCTTTATTATTAACAATTAAATTTTTAGAAACTTCTAAATTATTATCAACAAATAAGTCATTGTTTACAGTAATATTATTGCTAACATCTAAATTATTTTCTATATTTAAATTATTGTTAACTAAAATATCTTTAATAATAGCGTAATTATTAACTTTTAAATTTTCGTTAACTTCTAAATCATTATCAATAACTGCATTTTTATTAATCTTTAAATAGTCAGTTTCTATTATTTTACTAACCAATTCGTTTTCAACATTTAAATTTTTACTTTTTAATAAATTATTAACATCAATATTATTACTAACATATAAATTTTCACCAATTTCAACATTTTTAGTTATTTTAGCTTTTAAAGCATTAATTTCATTATTAATAAAAACATTATTATCAACATTTAATTCAGCAACAGAAGCTTCTTTATTAATAGTAATAGAGCCATTTATAATTTGATTACCTTTTAAAAAACCATCTCCGTAAATTAGCGATGACCCTTCTATAATCTGATTTCTATTAACTAGTAAATCTTTATTAATTTCAATAGTTTCTTCTATATATGCATCACCATTAACGTCAAGTTTACTAACAGGTTGTTTATTTAAACCTAAATTAGCATTTTTATCAAAAATAAAAAAATCTTGTTCTATTCTCGGGTCAATTTGATATAATCTATCACCTATTTCAAAATCACCAGCTTGATAGTTAGCATTTTTACGCCCTGCCCAATTACCTAATTCGAAATTTTGACTAGTTGTAGACCATATTTTAACATTGATATATTCTTCTGTTCTTAAATGGAATAAAGTGACTATTTGATTATCGGAATAATTTTGATTCCATGTCATATATTCTTTTTCAAAACTGAAATATTTACCAATTTGTTCGCCATTTTCATTATTTGGTATTGTCAAATTATTTATACTTAAAACGGTTATGTAGGGATAATCTTCTAAAGGATAATTAGAACTTTCAATTATATTATATTTATTATTTTGATGATTAATTATAAAGGTTGGTTTATCATTAATCTTGTTATTAATTTCTAAATTTTCCAAATAAGCGTTACTATTAACTTGTAAATTATGTGTTGTTGTTTTATTTTTAACATTTACATTATCATAAATGCTAAAATTAATAGGTTTTGTTGAACCATCACTATAAAATGTTTTTGTAACATATTCACCATTTTCATCAAAACTTGTAATGGCATATGTACCGTCTGTTGAAGTAACTTTTAATCCTCCACCTTCAAAAAAAGGTTGTACTGCATCAACAATTTTATTATTAAGAACTAATCCTCCGGTTTCGGATACACTCATAGATATTGATCCTAATTCAATTGTATTTCCAGATAAATAAAGGTCGTTAAATCTCATATCATCAGACCCAAGTGAATAAACTAAATTGCTTGAAGGTAAAATATTACCTGTTAATGTTATTTGATTTTTATTAAATACTGCTAATTTTTCTATTTCATCATTATGTTTAATTGCAATATAAGGTTGATGATGTTCATAATCAGTATTTTTTTGAACTAATTCGGCACCAATAATTGTACCAGTATTAAGATTATTCCAATTATATAAATTAGAATTATTTGCGAGCAAAAAAAGCTCAATTTTATCTTCGGTTGTTGAGAAACTACTTGCTACATGGTAGTTCGAACTCTTAACTGAGAGTTTTATTCTATCGTCGTTAATTTTAGACATTACTCTAAATGAATAATTTATTTTATTTTTATAAAATGAAAAAAAAATTATCTAATTGGACAAACTCCAGATGAACATTCATTGCTCATATCAGGAGTTTCTTCATACATTATTTTAGCTGTTGTAATTGGTTTTACTTTTTCAATTAAACTATCATAAGTTTCTTTTGATATTTCTTCAAAAGGTGCTTGAACAAATCCATGATCGTTATGAAGTAAAAACGAGCATGTTTTAACATTATATCTAAAGTTATCTTTTAACCATTTTTTAATGCTATCAATTTCATGTAGTCTATAATAAATTGTGCACGAAACTGAATTATCACTCCATGTAGTTTGTAGTTCTTTAACTACTTCTAGTTGATCAATTGCAGTCATATCTTTAGCTAATTTACTTCCTAAAGGATAACAGCATGGAAATTCAACAACTACCGTATTTTTATCATCTGTTCCATCAAAGTTCTTTTGATATTCTGCCTTATATCCTTTGCTTCTACATAATTCAACAAGAGGATTACTTGAAGCAATGCGAATTCTTCTAATAAAATATTGATAAATTGCTGGATGACATCCAGATGTTACTCCTGCGAGTAAAGAAAGTGTTCCACTTGGTTTTACAGTTGTTAATTTAATAGATTTAGGGATATTAAGTTTTTCAGAATACATATTATCATATTCTCTAATATATTCATATAAAGGACCTAACCATGACTTTTGCTCTTCTGAAGCCTGCATATAACCAGTAATACCAATGCCAATCCTACTATTTTTATGAATAATATTTTGCGTATCAATGTGATGACAGTTAAGTCTAAGAGAATGTTTACAGATTCTATATACAATTGATGCAATATCTTTAAGCTCTTCATAGGATGATACATTTGATAAATAAATTTCAGAAAGACAACACGTTTCGTAATTATTTAGTGAAATTTCACAACAAGGATTATAACCTTTAACATCCGGGTCGGGATATTTATCACCATCTTTAATTCTACCAATCTCGCGAGATAGTTTTAAATTAACAAGTCCATACGGTTCACTAGTACCCATGTATCCTTCCCAAAACTCATCTGGTAAATCATCAGTATTTTCACAAACAACTGAATTGTTAGACATACATCTCCAATTTGGAATATTACCAGAACTCCAGTTTTTAGCTTTTAGGTATTCAATATCGTCATAATCACCTAAACTAACTAGTGCTGAACGTCTAACATTACCAGCAACAACAATAGTTGCAATTATGTTAATAATATCTAAACAATCTACACTAGTTAGTTTTTGGCCTTTTCTTTTTTGTAAAACAGATTGAATGTTTTTAAGACCTTTAACTAAATCTTCTGGTCCCGAAGCAGTTCCTCCAAATCCTTTAATTTTGCTTCCTGCTGTTCTAATTAAAATAGTTGAATAAGTAAAAGATTTACCTTTATAAAAGTATGATTCAAGCATTTTTTCAAGTAAAGAAACCCATCCTTCTCTTGAATCTGGTACAATAAAATCAGCATCTTTAGTATCTTTTCGTGTAATACAGATATCTTCATTAACTAATGGTGGTAGTTTATCAACATTTTCTTTTTGAATATTAAATCCTACACCTGTACCAAGCATTAAAACATCAAAAATCCACGTAAAAGGTTTGATTGGTTCGTCAATATTAACAAATGCGCAGTTTTGTAAACTCATTGTACCAATTTTGTCAACGGTATCCGTACCAAGTTGCCATAGAAATCTTCCAGCAACAGAGCATTTAAGAGACATTAAATATTTATAAGCATTTTTAAGCTCGTCATTTGTAAAATTAATTTTAAGTTGTTTTTGACATGAATTTAAAACTCTTAGAATACTATCTCTAAATTCTTCTGTTTCCATATTATCTTCATCTTGACCATTCTTAAGTCTGGCATATGTTCTTTTATATGTAATATATCCAAGCATTCCCCATGGTGTAACAATATCATCTGGTATTTTAGAAATATAACTTGTATTATTTCTAGTTTTATCCTTAGTTTTTCTATAATCAATATAGTGTCTTGCAGTATCAAAATATTGATATTTCATTAGATTATTTTCTACAATACTTTGAATATTTTCAATATCAATATTTGTATTATTTTCTCCAATTTTATTAATTTCAGTTTTAATATTTCCAATTAAATCATCGAAATTATCACAGCAAGTTTTCGAATTTTTAAATGCTAAAGATAGTGCATTTTCTATTTTCGAAACATCATAATCAGCAACAGTCTGGTCTCTACGGATAATTTTCATAATATAATATATATATATTATCTTTTTAAATAATTTTTTAAAACATATAATTAATTTTTTTAAAAAAATCGTCATTATCCTGATTATGCATATAACGTATTAATTCAGGTTCGCCTTCTAATATATTATCTTTATGATTATTATTATATACATATTCTTTGTCACATTTGCAAAATAATTCTTCACTATATGCATTCTCATTTTTCTTTAAAAGTCTTATTGGAATTTTTGAAAATGTATTATTCATATTACCTTTTGGACAGGCACACTCGATATTTTCTTTTTTATTAGTCATATCATAATCAATTTTAAATAAATCTTCGTTATTTTTTGATTTAACATTAATAGTAAATATACCTTTTGTTTTATTATAAAGTTCTTTTTGTCTTCTGCATCTAGAATTTTTAGAAATTTTCTTATTAATAGAATCCCAATAAATTAACATTCCAATTAAAACTAATAAAAATATAAATAATATATTTAAACTTACTTCATACATATTCCAATTTTTTAAACTAAATGCTTCATAAAAATTATTATTAATTGTATTAAACTTATTATTAAATTCTGATATAGTTTCACTCATCTTATTTAATATATTCTTTAATTATTAAAGATATTTTTATTGTTGAATATTTTTAATATCTTTAAACTCAGAATTAATATTACTTAGATTCATACCAAAATCGGATTTAATATTATCAAAATTGTTTTGCAAACCTTGTAATTCCTTTAAATTAATATTTTTTTCAATAAATCCACTAAAATCTAAATTACCAAAATCTAAATATTCTTCAATTATAGGTTTTTTAGGTTTTATTTGCTTTTCATTTTCTTTTTTATTTTCAAAACCTTCTTTTACATATTTATCCATTTTACTTTTAATTATATCTTGAAAAAAAAGTTTGTTAAACTTTTCGTTTTCTGATATATCATTATCTCTTAAAAAATTTATTTTTTTACGTATAGCATATTCACTCATATTATCATCGTATGGAAAGTAAACATCTTTTATAGTTCGTACTAACCAACTTTCTATAAATACCCAAAAACTATGAGGATAACATAATTCAGGTTTCATTTTTTGATGACATTTAAGCAATGCATTATCAAAAAAATTAAACACTATTTTTGAATTTGATGGAAATATACCTATTTTTTTACATATTTCTCTAGCAACCGGACCGAAAGGAAATGGTATTGCATCTACAATCTTTTTAATACAATAAAATATAAAACATGCTACTAATAAAGCCATAAATATTTTTGCATTTGGTATTAAAAACGTTTTAGGTACCGAAATTATCATATTTAAAATTTTAATTATAACACGAACTGGTGGAATATGAAATCTAAAAAAAGACAGCATAAATACAATTATTGTTACAATAAATATAAGTAAAAGACTACCTAAAAATAAAAAAGCAAATACGGAAAACAGTAAAAATAATAAATAAAATGGATTTAAAACTTTAAAAATATATTTCAAAAATTTTTTTAATAATTGTAAAAGATTTATTTCTGGTATAAAATTATCAAAATTAAAAATATTTTTTTTTTTTTGAATTTCCTTATTGCATTCAACCTTCCCTTGTCTATAATAATCATTTTCTAAACATTTTCCTTCTTCTAAATTAAATTTACTATCATTGTTTTTTGACTGATTTATACATTCTTCGACCTTTTTTTTTTCTTCATCACTTACATTTAATTGTTTTACATATTCATCCATACACTTAATTTTTTTTTTATTATCATCAAATTCCCATAATGATACCTCCTTTTTATATAATCCTTCTTTGTTAAAATCTTTATTACATTTTTCTTCCTCTTTATCTGTAAAAGCATTTTCCATACAATTATCAAATAATTCCTTATTTCTATCATATGATTCGTAAGTTTGTATAGCTTCCATTTCACATTCCTCTTTATTATTTTTTTCTTCTAAACACCTTTTATATTTATGACTTGCTGCTCTAACTGGAGTGTGTTCATGCTCTATATATATATTATCATGATTCATGAAATTCTCTATATTATATTGATATTAATTTTAACTAACTAATACACCATCTTCGTTAATATTATATGTCTTTATTTCTAAATCATCTTCTAAATTTTTATTAACGTTATTAATATGATAATCATATAATTCAATAAATTCATTATAAATTTCATTAGTTTTATCATTATTTTCAATATTTAATTTTAAAAATATGTTATTAAATTCCTCGTAAAAATTATTATTATTAATCATAATTATTTAAAATAAATACACAAAGATTCATTTTTTTTAATTTAAATATATATAAAAAACATTTGTTTATATATTATATGACTGAAAATACTTTCATAATAAAGTCACCTGCCTATTTTGGTAAAAAGGCAAGTGATTATGATATAGGACATTCTGAAATAGGATATGATAATGAAACATGGTGTGTAACAATTAAAAATAATAGATATGTATGGATTAGAAAAACTGAAGATTTTAACTTAATAACTCATGAAATTTCAAAAAAAATAACATATCCAGACAGTAATAATGTTAAAAAGAAAAAACATACAACTTATAACGAATTTTTAGATATTAAAATGAAAGAATTAAAAGAAACTAATTTAAATTTAAGTCCCAAAGATTTATTTGCTCTTGCGGTAAAGGAGTGGCATATTATAAAAAAAAATAAAGATGAACTAAATAATTATTTGTATTTATATAAAAAAAATGATTAATTTATTTATTATAAGTTGCTAAATGTTTGACATTACATTACAAAAGGAAAAACCATTAATATTAATCGACGCTAGTTATTATGTTTTTTATAGATTTTTTGCAACAACAAAATGGTATAATATTCAAAAAAAAACTTATACTGAAGAAGAATTTAATAATGCATTTTTGAAACATTTACTATCAGATATTAAAAAAATTACAAAGAAATGGAAAACCATAATTGATAATGTTGTATTTTGCTTAGATTGTCCAAGGTCTAAAATTTGGCGCAATGAATATTTTACGGAATATAAAAGTACTAGAATTACAAATACAAATTTCAATCAAAATATATTTAATGTATTTTACAAATATATCAAAGATAAAAATATTAATACAATTAATTGTAATAAATTAGAGGCAGATGATATTGTTTATTTAACACATAATTCTGTTAAAAATGATTTTAATAATATTATAATTATTACAAATGATAATGACTATTTGCAACTAACAAATACAAATACAGAAATTGTAAATATGCAATTTAAAAATATTATGTCTAGAACAAAATTAACAACTAC